ACACTTGATGCAGGCACTTTAGCTGATTTCATTGAAGGTAAAGTAGAAGCTAAAGCCACTGTACAAGGTCAATTGACTGAGTTGATGAAGTCATTTGATGATGGCAAGACTCCTGCCTGGGCTGCAGGTGCTATACGTGCAGCTAATGCAGCTATGGCATCTAGGGGTTTAGGTAATAGTTCTATGGCAGCTACCGCAATATTCCAGGCTGCTATGGAATCTGCACTGCCTATAGCACAGCAAGATGCTAATACCTTTGCTCAGATGGGATTACAGAATCTCAATAACAGACAGCAAGTGGCACTGGCTAATGCAGCTGCACAGCAAGGTGTAGAGATTGCTAATTTTAATTCAGAGCAACAGGCAGCATTACAGAATGCAGCTAATGCCTTTGCACTTCAATCCCAGAATCTTACTAATGGTCAGCAGACCATGCTTGCTAACTTGCAGATTCGTGCTGCAGTACAACAGCAAGAGTTGTCTAATCAACAGCAGGCAATGCTCACTAATGCAGCTCGCTATGCAGAGATTGCCAATATCAATCTCAATAATCAACAGCAAGCTGCCTTACAGACAAGTGCACAGAACACTCAAGTTGATTTAGCTAACCTAAGTACTCGTACTCAATCTGCACTTGCCAATGCACAGATACAAGCTGCAATGGAAGGTAAGGTACTTGATAATAAGCAGCAGACTGCAGTTATTAATGCAGCTAAATATTCAGAGGCTAATAATCTAACCTTCACTGCTAAGCAAAATGCCATGCTTCATAACTCAGAGTTAATGAAGACTATTGGCCTAGCTAATTTAAACAGTGAACAAGCTGCTGTGCTACAGAATGCAGCCACTACAGCTTCAATGGATATGGCTAACCTGAACAATAGACAACAAGCTGCTGTTGTCAATGCTCAGTCTTTCCTACAAATGGATCTAGCTAATCTGTCTAATGAACAGCAGACAGCCTTATTTAAATCACAGCAAATAATTCAAAGCCTATTTACAGATGCAGCTGCTGAGAATGCCGCTTCACAATTCAATGCTACATCTCAAATGCAGACTGATCAATTCTTTGCTTCATTGACAGCCCAAGTAAATCAATTCAATACACAGCAAAAGAATGCTATGGCACAGTTTAACTCAGGGCAGACTAATGCTATAGCACAGTTTAATACACAGCAAGTTAATGCCATGGAGCAATTCAATGCTCAGCAAAGGCTTGTGATTGATCAGTCTAATGCTGAGTGGAGAAGGAATATAGCTACTGCTGACACTGCAGCTATTAACCAAGCTAATCAATTCAATGCTCAGATGGGTATGCAATTATCCCTGGCACAGTATAATAACATGTGGCAAGGATACAGGGATACTATGCAGTATTCTTATCAAGCAGGACAGAATGATTTAGATCGTGAGAATCGTTTAGCTGTAGCTACATTGCAGAAAGAAGCTGCAGTAGAAGCTGCTAAGGCTCAACGTACAGCAGAAGCATTAAAGTCAATGGGTACTTTAACTGCTACTCTGTTAGGTAAGACCACATTAGGACAAACTGCTGTTGATGCAGCAAGTTCAATTATTAGATCATTTACAAGCATATCACGTGCTAATGAATTACCCTTAGATCTTATTAATTTTAATGCTGCAGGTCTGACACCTGAAACACTGGGCATAGATAATGCTACATTTAATACATTGATTAAAGATATCGCCAATATTGATATTAATATAGCTGGATTGGATACTTAATGGATAAATACACAAAGCGGATTGAATCACTTGTAAGTGAAAAGCTTAATGCAGCAGTTAAGCCTAAAGGTAAAGGGTTGCTTGCACCTAAGAAAGCTAAGATTAAAGATGACATGGGTCAAGATGATACCTTTAATCTTATTGCTAACTTCATTGCAGATATCCGTATGAAAAGAATGGAATACAAAGGGAATAAAGATAATGAGTGAGAATGCATTTGCTGATGGTCCTATTCCTGGTATGTCACTTACAGGTGCTAAACGTAATGTACCGTGGGAGAATCCTCCTATGCTTGCATCGGTAGAAGATGCTATTGCCTATTACACAGATAAGTTATTAGATCCTGAGACAGAGGATAAGATACTTGCTACTATGGAAGCTAAAGTGTCTATTGAAAATATAGCAGAGACTATTATCACTTCCTCTGCTATGAATGGTATTCACTCTCTCGATATAGGTGTGCTTATAAATCCAGTTGTACGTGAGCTACTGATGCTTGTAGCTGACTCAACTAACACACCCTATGTCGAGTCCTATAAGAAGCTACAGAAGGAGCAAATGATTCCAAGGTCTGTAGCAAGGGAAGTTGTTCAACGTGTCTCTATGGCACCTGAAATGCCCTCAGAACAGCTACCACAAGAGGCTAGTATGCCAGCTGAATATCGTGGACTAATGGCCCCGACTACTAATAGCCTAATGGCCCCCACTCCCAATATTACACCCAATAACATCCAATAATACCCTGAGGTAAGTCTATGTCCTTCCTAGCTTCATTTGTAACTGGCTTTGCTACTCAAGCACAGAAAGATATTGAGGAACGTGATAAGGAGCTTCGTGATGAGGCTACGATGCGTTGGAATAATCTTTTAAAAGAAAGAGAGAAGTCAAAGTTACGTGCAGAGAAACGTGGAGAAGAGATTGATGATCTTGCACGTAAGATGAAGGCATACGGTATTACAGATGAGAATCAGATTGTAGCTGCTTTATCTAGTGGTACTGCCCCTGAGATTGTAGAGAGTCTCACTAAGATGAAAGAGAGGCTAACACCTGCTCGTGCAGCTGAATTAATTAAGGTTGAACCAGGACAGGAAATACCTACACTTGCTTCCTTCCGTGAAAAGGCTACTACGTTACAGCCTGGGGCTGCAGCTAAGCCAAGTGAAGAACAGATGACAGGCGCATTCGGATTACGTACTCGTGCATTTGAGCAGGGTCTTAAGTCTGCTTCAGCACAGACAGGTGTAGGCATGGAGGATATCTATAAGACTAAGTTGGCAGAGATACCTTCCGTTGCAGCTACTGTAAATCTAAGCTCATTGATGTCTGACAAGCAAGTCAAGATGGCAGACAGGATTGATGCACTAAGAACACAAGTGTATGAGTTTGAGATGGACCCTGAGTATGGCCCTAATCACCCTTCAACAGTAGCACTTAAAGATAGGTTAGCAGCTGCTAATAAGATAAGCAGTGCAGACTTCGGTAAGCCAGATAAAGATAAGACAGAGAGACAGAAGTTTGAAGAAAAAGCTTACAGCTATTTCAATCAAGCTGCTGAATCTAAGGATGTAAAAGAGAGAGCTGCATTAGTGAAACAAGGTCAGAGTCTACTTGATATGACCAGAGCACCTGAGAAAGAGAAGGATGGAGATAAAGGACCTACAGTAACAGGTAGTACTTTACTCAGTCGTGCTTTCCATGCAGGTGCTGCACAGGCAGCTACAAAGATTGGTAGTGCTCATTTCACTAATGTGCCTAATCAACAAGGTGGTGTAGATCGAGTGTTTACACCTACAAATGATTATGCTGCAAGGTATGGTACTGCATTAGGACATGCTCAAGTTCAATTGATTGTAGACAGATATAAAGATCCTACTACTGGTGCATATCCTAAGTGGGTACTTGATGCTATTCCCACGATACCTGGGGCTAAGATAGAAAACAATAAGCCAGTGTTCTTTAATGTAGAGGAAGCTACTGCTGCTGCACAGGCATCTGCTGCACCACAAGCACCTAAGCCTTCAGGTGTAGCTGCTGCACGTTCAGGTGGTGCACAAGCTAAGACTATTGTACGCACAGGTACCATACAGTCAGGTCCAGACAAAGGTAAGAAAGTCATTGAATACTCTGATGGAACTCGTGAGATCCAGTAATGGCAGATGAAAATATTAAGTGGGACCCTATACCTTCTGTAGTACCACAGAAAGATGAAGGTATTAAATGGGATAACACACCAAAGATAGAAGTCAGTGGCACTGCTACTGATCTAGCTGCTTATAAGCCTGCTACTGTATTCAGAGAATATGGTAAACCTGCAGCTAAAGTGACACAGATCACTAAGGGCATTATGGTTAAGCAGAGGGAAGAACGTGCTGAGATTGAACGGTATGAACGTGAGAATAAAGTAGACTTCACTGACTTGTACCAGAAGCCAGAGAACTTTAATGTCATTAAAGATTATATGACAGCTAGGTTTGGCAAGATGGGAGAGCAGAAGAAAGATGAATCCAATGAAGATTACGCTAAACGGTTTGCTACCGAGATGCGTAAGATTGAATATAACACAACCCTTAATGCTGTACCTGAACTAAACTGGATTGCTAATGCTAAACCTGCAGATGCAGAGAAGGCAGGTAAGGCTATTGATTTGTGGGACAGAGTACCCTTTTCTATCAGTAAAGGTGGGCAGGAAGGTATAAGACCTATCGCTGAAACTACCATGGCTATTGCCAGTGATCCACTTACTTATTTGGGAGTGGGGATAGGGTCATTCGGTAAGTATGCAGCTGCTCGTGGATTGCTTAAGAAAGCATTCTCAACCCCAGTACGTACGGGTGTAACTGCTGCCGCTGTAGAAGCACCTGTATCTGCTGGATCTAATATTGTACAGCAACGTATTAGGATTGAGAGTGGGGCTGCAGAAGGTCCCGTTAGTCTGACAGAGGCAGCTACAGCAGGTGTATTAGGTTCTGTACTGAGTGGCTTTGAAGCTGCAGGTGTAGCACGTAAGCCTGCTACATATAAGAAAGACTTAGAAGATAGACTTGCATCTAAGCGTACACCTGCAGGTAATCAGGCTACACAGCAAGTGACACAAGCCTTTGATCGTGAGATGGAAGATATTTTAAAGCAGTTTGATATCTTTGAAGGTAGAAAGACACTTGATGAGTTATCTCCACAGACAGATTTAACGCAAGCACAGATACGTACAGACATTAATCGTAAGGCTATTGATGTAGCCAAGTACGTCATGATCGCTGACCCTACTTTCCGTCCCAAGAAGGGGCAGCTAGTCAGTGAGGCAGTACGTGATTTGTTTATGTCCACCGATAAGATTGATGACATTACATTAGAAGCTGCACTGAAGAGGGCTAATGTAACCCCTGTTGAATTTGCCCAAGCTTCGTTGGCTACTGTAGGTGATGCAGCTAATGTGATGCAGGGATACAGCTCACTTGCTCGTGTCTTAGGCAGATTAAGTGACTTAGATCCAGAGACAGATGCATTAATCAAGCAGATGTATGGTCGTGATGAAGACATGACATCTGCTATGGGCATGTTTGGTAATGCTATTAAACGTCTTGAGAAAGAGTCTAAGGCACTTGTAGTGTCCAGTATCGGTACTACAGTTAGGAACATCTACGGTTCTGCAGGTGCTCTTACTTTAGATGCTGCATCTAGACTGTTAGAGGGTACGATCTACGAGACAGGTAAAGTATTAAAGACTGCTGCTGATGGTACATACCAACGTGGTGATCTAACTAAGGGCATGAGGGGTATTATCCAAGATGCCTTTGGTACTGCTGCCTATTTAACGAATACAGGATTTACTTCTGAAGTTGTAGATAAATTACTGGCTGATAATCCTGCTATACAGAAACAGATATTTAGTGCCTTGCAAGAATCTGGGGATGAAAAGCTGAGTAAAGCTGCACGTGTAGCTAATACATTAAACGTAGCACAAGATGCACTATTCCGTAAAGCAGTCTTCACTTCAAGTGTAGAGAGACAGCTAAGAAGAGTTGGCATTGACATGTACGATCTCATTGCCAATGACAAGACTATACCTCCTGATGTATTAAAGAATGCAGGGGATGAGGCACTTAAGGCTACCTTCTCGTATATGCCTAAACCCTCACGTAAGGGGCAAGTTACCATGGAAGCACAAGCTGAAGGGGTAGCTAATAAGTTTGTAAGCTTCTTTGAGAATCTTCCTGGTGGTAGTTTGCTTGTCACCTTCCCAAGGTTCATGACTAATGCTATGGCATTCCAGTACAAGTATAGTCCCTTCGGTGCTGCATCTGGCATGTCTGATGTATTAGCTGCAGGTAAACGTGCTCTCACTGACCAAGAAGGTGCTAATCGCTTATACAGGGAAGGTTTAGAGAAGTTCTCTAGAGGTACAGTGGGTACTGCAGCTTTATATGCAGCCTATAAGTACCGCATGGAGAATCAAGACACTGAATGGTACAACGTACAAGGTGAGGATGGCAGTACTGTTGATGTACGTGCTATCTTTCCTGCAGGTCCATGGCTAGCTGTAGGTGATCTTGCAGCTAAGATGAAGCTTGGTAAGTTTGAAGATGCCAATGTAGGTGAAGCCATGGAAGCTATAGCAGGTATGAAGATGCCTGCAGGTACACAGAAGACTATCTTGGATAGTTTACCTGAACTCATGGCAGGTGAAGGCAAGGAAGCTGACAAGTTTAAAAAAGCAATGGGTCAGATCTTAGGTGACTTTGCAGGTCGATTCATTCAGCCTGGACAGCCTTTCCTAGCATACTTTGACTTGATGGATCGTGAGTCACAATTAGCTAGAGATCCTAATGTAATCACTGGTGAAGACATTGTATCTGAAGCAGCTATGAATAGGATTAAAGCTAAGCTGCCAGGATTAAAAGAAGAATTACCTGTAGCTGTGCGTTACTTACGTGAAGAAGAACCTGTACGTGCAGGTGAATTCTTTAACATCTTATCTGGCTTCCGTGTCGTACCACGTGTCAATGACTTAGAGAAAGAGTTTGCTAAGCTTAACCTAGATCCCTATCAAATGTTTGGTGCTACTGGCGATAAGATCTATGATCGTGCAGTCATTAAAGAAGCAGGACAATGGATCAAGCAAGTTGTAATACCACGTATTGATTCCCGTGAATATAATGCAATGACAGATAGGGAAAAGAAAGTTGCTATGTCTAACAACATGTCAACTGCTTTAAGTGCAGCACGTGCTATTGTACAAGGTGATATGACATCTAAGGACAAAGAACGTGTAGATAAGATGGCATACAATAGACTATCTCAGCAAAGACGTTTAGCTATCAATGATATGTATAAACGTGACAAAGGCGTAACCCTTGAAGATGCCAAAGATTACGCCTCTGTGTATGAGTATGCAGCTAGGCTAGAGGGATTAAGATAACTCCATAGGAATTGTATCTTCATTCCCTCCTAACTCTTTCAACTTAATTTCTTTAAACTGCTCCTGTAAATTTACAAACAAAGGAAACAGCCCATCCTCGATGGGTGTTTTCTTAATGAGTGCCAATATAACCCGTAGATCATTAGCAGTCATTTGTACATCATGTTTAATGCTTGGCATACCTAGCCTTCACTTTATCTAAGTTATCAAAATAGGCAGCATCAAATCCTCGCTGCCACTCTTTACCCTTAGCTTCATCAAGATCATAAGGGTTAGCAATCCAACCACGAGTAAATGCATACCTACCCTTGTCGTATTGAATGGACAAAGGTGGTACACGATCTTTCTTAACTTGATTGTCTGTATTACGCTGCAAGTTTTTGCTTAGGTTCATCATTAATACCCCATCCCCAATCACCTACCATGCCTGCTGCATTGTAGTCGGTTACAACGCCCTCAAAGAAATTCTTCAGTGTATCACCTGAAACAATCCAATCGAGCCACTCAAGCGGATTCTTTTTAATTCCAAAGTTACCCTTAAGTCCCAGTTGAATTAAACGTCTATCCGCTATGTACCGAATATAACTCTTTACATCCTCTGCTGTCAAGCCCTGTATGTGTCCCATTTCAAATGCACCATCAATGACTGCATCCTCAAGTGCTACACCATCTCTGAACATTTGATAGATGTCTTTCTTAAAGTCATCTGTGACAATCCTTGGATGCTCCTTACAGAACTCCCTGAACAGTTTAACCATGCCATCACAATGCATGGATTCATCACGTATGGACCATTCAACAATCTCACACATACCTTTCATCTTACCGAATCTCTGATAGTTTAAGAGCATAGCAAAGGCACTGAATAGAGACATGCCCTCATTCATCACAGAACGAGCTACAGCCTTAGCTAATCCCTCATGGCTATGGGTATCTATCTGTGTCATGAAATCGATCTTATCACGCATTTGCTTATATGCTAGGAAGGCTGAATACTCTTCCTCTGGCAGTCCAAGTGTATCGTTTAATAGGGCATATGCACGTTGGTGAATGAATTCCCTCGCAGCAAAACTGGTAAGCATTGCTCTGATTTCATTATTCTTAAACTTGTGTACATAGTGATCTAGGTAATTAGATCCAACTGCTACGTCACTTTGTGTAAACAATCTAAGAATCTGGGTAATATGATTCTTTTCTTGATTGGATAGCTTGCCATTCTGCCATTGTGCTACGTCATCCTGTAACTTAGCCTCTGCCTCAATCCAATGAACCTTCTCTGATTCAACTGCATATTCCATAGCCCATGGATAAGTGAAAGGTTTGTACGTTTTATTAGGGGATGTAACAGACATGAAGACTCCAAAGTTAAAGGGGAAAATAAAGGGCACTATGAAAGTGCCCAGGTGGGATGTAAAGTTATATGTAGCTATTTGTCTATGTCAATTATTTTAAATATCCCTCACTTACTTCCTTAGACCTTAGTCTTATAGCACTTGCAAGTTGCTCACGAAGACTCATACCTTGCTGTGATTGTCCTGGCCCTAGACCTTCATACTTCACAATACTTTCACAATTCTCATAGCTCTCATGTAAGTCAGCTAGAAGTTTTGCATTGTCTTCTCTTAACTCTGAGAGAGACTCCCTTAGCTCTGAGATAGTACTTTGTAATTGTGATACAGAATTTGCTGCATGGCTACTGACAAACTGTTTAGTCTCTATAAGCTTGGTAAAGATACCCCACAGCTTAGTGCATCGTGCTGTGTGGAGTACCTTTGCCCCAAGTACAGCGTTAGCTACAGTGTCTGCATCTGCATCCGTTTCATATAGGTAGCCATAGAGGGCATCTAAATCATCATCTAGACCCCACACAGTCAGGATAGCTTGCTCTAAGTCAAACCTATCTGGACCTGTATATGTGTCACTCTTCCTCATCGTCTGAGCTTTCGAGATATGTTGGTGGGTCAAAACTTCTTTCATAGTAGTCAAGTCTTTCAATCTCGATGTCAAAGTTTCCTGCAACGCTAAAGTGTTCGATAACTCTTTTGAGTGCCTTAAGGTATTTTCTATTGTACTCAAGGTCTTCTTGCTGATGGGGTTTAAGTTCTTCACCTGCTTCTTCCTTCATTTCAGCATTTTCAACCATCTCTTCCGTTGTGAAATAGCTTTCAACTAATCCAGCACGAATGATTTTATCTACCGTTTCATCATCTACTTTAACATAAGTCATAGTTTTTTCCTATTAAGTTAAAAGGGTGCAAGTTCAATATCGTCTAATTGCTTCTTGCGCTGCTGCTTCTCCGTCCGCTTTCGCTCCATCTTCTTGTGATACTTTGCTACTAGCTTTCTCTGTTCCGCAGTCTTGAAAGGCCATAGCCACTCCTGCATCGTAAGACCACTTGGATGTTTCCCAAGGTTCCGTGTCATTAAAATCTCTGGTATCTCTGAATCCACTACTCGCTGTACTCGTTCCACTCGCTCCATTTAATTCCTCCAGTAGTTTAATAATCTCTTTAATCCTTAGCTCTGCATCCCACAAGCCAAACTCCACTGTATCTATGTCATCAGTAGCACAATACTTATTACTGTACTCACAATGCTCATGGAAATAGTATGTACCTAGTGCTGTCAGATTAGCTTGTACTCTCTCAAGCTGATTAATAATATCATCTATCTTCATACAGTTGGAACCCTCACTAGCTTAAGTTTATTTATAGGCACTTGATAGAACATCTCACCTGCATGTACATACTTATTAGGAACTTCCACTAAGGGGGAAGCAATAAGTGTATCACCCTCACAGAGAAATGCATAGGTCTGTTCGTTGTTAAATACCATGAAAGTACACGGAAGATCAAGTCCTGCAAACTTCTGCTTCCTTTCAGGTATTTGTAGGGTATCGTACTGAAAAGTCTCTCCTGACCATACCCTTTTAATCTCAACTTCACTATAGAATCGTTCACTTTCTGTGATCACTATTAAGTCAGGGCCATACTTGTCATAGTTAGGTGCTGCAATGTAGCCCAGAGCACTCCAGTACCGTATACCAGCTAGTCTAGCAGGTGAATCATTCTCTGTGAATAGCTCTTTATCGAATCTTTTTCTCTTACTCATCCTCTCACCCATGGCAGCTAAGGCACTCTTCAGCATCTTGCAGTGCATTCCTTTCAATCTTTAAACCGATCTTATCCGCTTGTACACCTGCACTTGTACGTAGGTAGTACAAACCTTTAAGCTTAGACCTCCAGGCTTTAATGTGTACTGCATTGACATAAGACTTAGGACTACCTGCAGGGAAGAATAAGTTCAATGACTGCCCTTGGCATATGTACTTCTGTCTATCTGTAGCATGTTCAATGACCCACTGCTGATCCAGTTCAAATGCAGTCTTAAAGATATCCTTAGTGCCCCTGTCTAAGAAGTCTAAGTGTTGTACTGAACCTTCATTCATGATGATCGATTGCCATACCTCCTGCGTATCCTTGCCCATGGTATGTAGGATCTTTTGTAGGTAGACGTTCTTAACCAGATGCGATCCTGCACGTGTTCGATGCACATATGCGTTAGACTTAATAGGCTCAATGGAAGCAGAGCAACCACAAATAATACTACTATTAGCATTTGGAGCAACAGCAATAAGGTGTGCATTGCGAGTGCCCGTACCAATGAGATCACTAGGTTCACCTCTTGTAATTGCCATAGCCTTTGTAGCTTTAATTGCTTGCTCTTGAATATGTTTGAACATTCTAACATTTGCAATCTTAGCTGATAGCCCTTCAAATGGAATACCCTTGCTTTGTAGGTATCCATGAAAACCCATAGCACCTAAGCCTAAGGATCTCTCTGCCTCTGCACTACGAATAGCTTTATGAATCTCACGTGGGGCATTATCAATGAATGCCTGCAATACATTGTCTAAGAATACAATTAAGTCGTAGACCATGTTAGTGCCTGACCACTCATCAAACTTCTCTAAGTTCACAGAAGATAGGCAACATACTGCAGTACGATCTTCACTTGTAGCTAAATGAATCTCGTTACATAGATTACTGCCATGTACTTTAAGCCCCATCTCCCGTTGCTTAGGGTTCAGTTGCCTGTTAGCCTCGTCAATAAAGTTAATGTAAGGACTACCTGTACGAAACCTAGCTTCTAGAATGCGTTGCCATAGGTCCCTAGCCTTCATAGTGGCACGTACTTCCTTACTGGCAGGGTCAACTAAGTCCCAGTCTAAATCCCTCAATACCGCTGCCATAAACTCGTCAGTGACATTGACTGCGTTAAATAGATTGAAGCATTTTCTATTGATGTCACCACCAGTGGGCACTTTAAAATTAACAAACTCAACAATATCAGGGTGGCTAATATCCAAGTATGCCGCATAACTACCTTTCCTTGTCTTGCCCTGTTTATATGCAGTCATTTGACTGTCTACAACTTTCATGAAAGGTATAGGCCCAGGTGCTTTGTCACTGACCCCACGTACATCTGACCAATGCCCACCTACACCACCTCCCTTCACCGATAGCCATGCAACTTCTGCATTGTGATCTACAAGGGAAGTTAGGTTATCACCTATATATGTTAGAAAGCAGGAGATAGGTAAAGCTTTAAAGTACTCACCTACACGTGGGGCATTGCTAAGTACAGGGCTAGCGTACATGAACCAACCCTTAGATGCGTAGTCATAGATACGCTGTGCAAATGCTCTGTCATGATTGCAATAAGCTAATGCAGCACGAGCATATGCCTCTTGTGGACTACTCTCGCCTGGGAGCATGTAGTAATCAGTAAGCAATTGAGTAGCTTGTTCAGACAGCAGCCAATCACGAGAGATATCAATCCGTATACCGTGATAATCTATCAATGATTCTTTCATTCTAAGCCCTCAATGTTAATGATAATATCGTCAGTCTTTGTTGCACCTATGTCATGCATGGCATTGATAATGGCATCCTTAATCTCATCTTCAAGATACAAGATATCTGTATAAGCTGTAGGCATTTCTTTTTTATCGAAGGATACTACAAAGCTTACATCTGCAAAGACAGTACCATCTTCCAATTCTTCTATCTCATCGAATAGTTTAAGTTGCTTCACTTCAATGCCCCCACAGTGTCGTTGTGCTTTAATGCGCCCATCAATTCAATAGTCTTATTCAGATACCACTGTGCTTTTCTAGCGTCTTCTAGTGGTCTATTCTTGTGCATCATACGAATGGTGTACTTTAATACATTGCCACGGCAATAGGCAATAGCACCTTCTTTCCCTAGTGTATCCACAATAATGTCGATTGTTTCATATTGCCCCATGTTGTAATGAGCAGGGCTATTAACCATGTCCATTATGCATTCCCCCTAGTCTTAGTCCATGCATTTAGTTTGTACACATTATCTGATGATCCAATCATCTGCTCAACTTCATCAAGCTTATCTTGATCTAATAGCTCACCACGATCTACGTACTGAATCATTGCCTTCATGACTTGATGATGGAACTCTTCATCCTCAGTGATCAAACGAAAGCATGTGATAAGCATGTTCGTAAGTTCTTCAATAGCACCTATCGATTCTTCTGTGCCTTTATCAACAGGCATGATAGCAATATTAAGATCTAATGTACCTGTCCATGTACCGTCTTTCTCAAAGTTAGGACTTAGTACGAGTGCTACATCGTCATCTGCAATGACATCATTAGGATTCATGTTTTTTATCCTTAAAGATAACTAGTTTCTCTGGGAAATAATTCTTAGGTTCTTCTTCTGCCCATGCTAACGGGACATATTTAACTGCATACTGGAAACCATTCTTCTCGCACCAGGATGCATAAGTACTCTTAGATACTTTACTTAGCTTCCTGTCTGCCCTCTCAAATACAAATCTTACATCAAGCATGGGGTGTTGCTGCTTAATAAGTAAGTGCTTACGCCTATCTTGTGCAGTAAACAATCCCTTAGTTTCTACAATAACTCCATTAGGAAGTAGGAAGTCAGGTGTATATTTTCTATACATGAGATCTTCCCATTCAATCTTAATGTGTTCGTACTTAGCATGTACCCCATTCTCTTTTAAATGCTCTTGTACTTTAACTTCTAAGCCACTGCGATACCCATACTTCTTGCCTACAGCCCATGCCTTACGAGTGTCATGTATTGTCTTTACTTTCATTTTCTTTCTTCTTGATAAAGACATAGGAGATTGTTGGGGGATTTTCTGCTCGTGAGACAAGTGACGGTCTTTCCTCAAGACCTTCCCAACACGCATACCTGTAACTGCACCACTGGCATTCTTTATTAAGGACTTTATTCCCTGTCGGTTTGTTGTAATATGTTTCTTCCTCTGCCTCATAGCATCTTCTAAATACATTCTCCTCAAGTTCTGCTGCGATTGCTTTGATATTCTCCGCACAAGCATCGACATTCAAACCATCGGCAGGTACATATTTAAACTGTCCTGTACCTTTATTGATTACCCACCATCCACCAGCTTCAATGCCCATAGCTTTAGCATAACCGGCTAGCTGTGCTAAATATCCAAATGAATCATTGTCTGCCAGGGTTTGGAATGACTTAAACTTATTCTCAAATGACCATGGCGAAGCAGACTTAACATCGTCTACCTTACCATCAATGACAATATCAGGTGTGCCATGGATCTTGTACTCACCCAGATCAAGAGTAACCCTACTTCCATCTGAGTATGCCACACCTGCTTGTGTCAATAGTCCCTTGAACACAGCCTCAATGATATCCCCCATCATCATGTTCATGACGAAGTTAGTACTGTGGGGGATAGCTTTGTGTGGGGCATTCTTATCGAACCACAGTTGACAGTAAGCTCTACCTACATTGGACATACGCAATGTAAATGCATTGTCTAACTTGTCAACAAACTGCCTAGTTAAGGCAGCACGTATATCCTCCACAATCTGTTCAATCACTTCAGGGGATAAGGTACTATCCCCATGTCGTATGTTGGAAAGATACTGGTGTACCTTAAGTTCGGCAGGGTGGTTCATTTATG